ATCCACGCATACTGTCTACTATTTGCCAATCTCCAGTACCGCTAGAAGGTTTCCACATTAACCACTGTGGTTCAAATCCTAAAGTAATTGTGTTTCCATTTGAGCCAGTACCAGTATAAGTACCCATCTTACAAATCTGTTCATCACCGTCGTCACCGAAGATTGCGTCATCTCCGAATAAATACATAACAAAATTGTAATTATTACCATTTACGCCAGTGTCACTAGCAATAGTAACTGTTGTGCTAGTTGGGTCTGCTGTTAAATACGCAAATGCTCCAAAATTGTTTTTTGCAAAAGTTTCATTTAAATATAAATAATCGTTATTAGCAAAACCTGTAATCCAAAAGTACCATCTATTATCGTTGCCTAAATTTTTAATAATAATTATTTTTGGAACAGAGCCAAGGTTATGAGATATAACTCTGTTTGACGTAGCATTTCCTGTATAGGTAACTATGTCAAAAAACCCCGGTGCTTTGCGGAATGACCAAGACATAATGTTATCAACAATACCACTAAAGTTTGAGTAAGCGGTATAACCGCTACCAAGCGTAAAACCGTCATCGTTAAAAGATGCTATGTGAGTGTCGTTTGCAGTTGCTTCTGCTGCTGTAGTATTTGAAATTAAGTATTTGGTTCGACCTCTAACAGTATCCGTCAACAAATGATTAGCTGCATACGTTGATCTAGCCTTTAGCCAAACTAAACCACCTTCACCAGATAAATCAATTCCATTTACAATTTTGTTTGTGCCGTCATTACCTTTGTATATATAATTAGAGAACACATCTTCCACAAAGAGATTACCACCCCCTGCTGCTGAACCTGCTGCTGCGTGTAATAACTTTTTAGCTCCACCTGACATAATTTATTCCTTTAACCCATTGCTTGACCAGCAGTAAATCCATACCAGATAGTACCGCCATCTATTGTTAAGAATACAAATACGTCTACTCCATTGTTTGTAGCTGTTAATGTCGGGGCTGTTGCAGCGGGCCAATCTACTGTATTAGGCCAAGTTATTGCTCTAGCCGTTGAGTCTTGAATTATTTTTAGTGACCATATACACGCTTCAGTAGGAGGGTTACTAAATGTAAAAGTTGTAGCTTCAGTAAGATCATGTAAAAAATTCGTACCATCTCTTAAATTTACAGTAGTCGCATTAGAAGAAGAAGTAACAGTTGTAGCTTCTTCATGTATACCACCTGTAAATCTTACTACATTATTAGCATCTGCTGATACAACTTTAGAAGCTGCTGTACTGCCCAGTGTTGCTAGGTCTAAATAATTTAACTCTGCTGTAGTGGCTGTGACACCATCAAGAAGATTAAGTTCTGTTGCTGTACTAGTAACTCCATCAAGAATGTTTAACTCAGCAGCGGTACTTGTTACACCATCAAGAATGTTTAATTCTGCTGCTGTGCTTGTAACAGCTGTGCCATTAATAGATAACGCATCTGTTTCTAATGTACCATCAACATCTACATCACCTGATACATCTAATGTTGCTGCGTCTAACTCACCACTAATTGTTAAATTTCTTACGCCTGTGTAATCTTTATTAGAATCTAGTATAACGGCTTTAGAAGCTACCGCTGTACCCACTGCTGTCGAACCAATATCAAGAGCATTAAGTTCTCCGACTACAGCAGTAATTCCGTCTAAAGCATTTAACTCTGCTGCAGTTGACGTTACACCGTCAAGAATATTAAGTTCTGCAGCAGTACTTGTAACAGCTGTTCCATTAATAGAAAGAGCATCTGTTTCTAATGTGCCATCAATGTCTGCATCACCAGAAATATCTAATGATCCTGCATCTAACTCTCCACTAATTGTAAGATTACGCATACCTGTATAATCTTTATTAGAATCAAGTATAACTGCTTTAGAAGCTATTGCTGTGCCTACAGCTGTAGAACCAAGATCAAGAGCATTTAGCTCGCCCACAACAGCGGTAATACCATCTAATGCATTTAACTCTGCAGCGGTACTAGTTACACCATCAAGAATATTAAGTTCAGCTGTAGTGGCTGTTACACCATCAAGAAGATTAAGCTCGGTAGCCGTTGCAGAAACTACTACATCTTCATTAATTTTAGGCGAGGTTAATGTTTTGTTAGTAAGAGTATCTGTAGATACAAGAGATACTAATGTTGAATTAGCACCTGCAGGTAACATTAAAGTATTAGTAACTCCTGCTGAGTGAGGTTGTCCATAAACTTTTTGACCATGACTGTTGCTTTCACAATTAAATACTATTGCACCTGAATTAGTATTACCTCTAACTACAACTGTACCTGTTCCATTTGGTGCTAAATCAATAGTAGCATTAGAAGTTGTAACAATATCTTTACTATTCATATCTAAGTTACCACCCAGTTGAGGGGTAGTATCTTCGACTATATTAGAAATTGCTGAACCAGAAGTAGCTAATCCAGATACAACTGCACTACGCGAAATCTTTTTTAATCCACCACCAGATGTATCTATTGCAAGAAAAACATCATCATTAGCTACAGTTGATATTTCAGCTAAATCTCCAACAGCAGTAGGATTAAAATTAGTGCCATCAGCTACTAAAATATGACCTGCAGTATTTGTACCCATTACAAGATCATCACCGCCAATAGTAAGATCACCAGTAATTGTAAAATTTCTTATTCCTGTATAATCTTTATTAGAATCTAATATTACAGCTTTAGAAGCTACAGCAGTTCCTATTGCTGTTGAACCAATATCAAGAGCATTTAATTCTCCTACAACAGCTGTGATACCATCTAAAGCATTAAGTTCTGCTGCGGTACTAGTTACACCATCTAGTATGTTAAGTTCAGCTGCAGTGCTTGTTACGCCATCTAAAATATTTAATTCAGCAGCAGTGCTTGTTACACCATCCAATATATTAAGTTCAGCTGCTGTAGATGTTACACCATCTAGTATATTAAGTTCTGCAGCGGTACTTGTTACACCATCCAATATATTAAGTTCAGCTGCTGTTGCACTAATTGCTGTGCCATTAAAGTTTATAGCATCTAAATAAGCTGTGCCATCAATGTATATGTCGCGCCACTCTTGTCCAGAAGAACCTAGATCATAAGTATTATCTGTGTTAGGAATAACACTACTATTTACATCTGCTCCAAAAACAACATTATCAGTTGCAGCATCTCCAAGAGTTAATGTACCACCATTTAAAGTCGTAGTTCCTGTAACTGTTAAATTGCCCCCTATCCCTACATTACCTGTTGTTGTAATACTATCTATATAAGCATCTTTAAAATATTTACTACTTGTGCCTAAATCTAAATCGCTATCAGCATGAGGTACTAATGCACCATCTTGTAAGACAAGTTGTTTTACAGCAGCACTAGAAACTTCTACATAAAACTCCCAAGTATTACCAGTAGTAAGAATTTTATTTAAAAAATCTTGATCACCAATAGTATGTATATTACCGCCTTCTCCTGCAGTGCCATCATGTTGATGTCCAGTAGTACTACTTGCAGCATATGAAAAAGCAGTTAAAAGTCTATTGTATTCATCATTAAATAAAGCAGCAGTGATGGTATCTCCATCTGCTAAACTACTTTGTCTTACATAACTTGTACCCATTGTTATCTCCTACCAGAAGGTCTATAGTCTACATAGAATCCATTTATTGAATAAGGTGCTTTAGTATCCTGACTAAATATTTTAAAAGCTATATTATGTCCACTTCCTTGTACAGCTTGTCTTGCCATAGGATCACTTGAAGCTCCAAATACTGCTGTTCCAAAAGTTGAATCTCCAAATACAGCAGGAGTAGGTATAGCATCTAATGTATAATTTGCAGGTTGTGGTCTATTATTGTCATCAAAATCATATGTTATTTTTAATGTAGGCTGTACTGCTCCTTCAGGTGTAAAGGATATTTTTGTATAGTGTAATGTTTTTAATGTTCCTGCATCTCCAAAATCTAAATTAGGTGTTTTATATCTTGCATCTATATTTGTTTCTGTACCTGCAGGATTAAAAGCATTCCCTGTATTATGGTTATACACATAGCCATCTTTATCGCCATGATATATTTGTTCTACACTATCTGCATCAAAACCTGACGTAAAGCCGTGTGCTTGTATTCCTATTGTCTCAGACCATTCAAATCCTTGTGGAGTTATAGTTCCTATAATACCTTTTGCAGTTGTAGTAGAACCTGCACTTGGACTATAAAATAATCTATATTGAGACTTACTTCTTAGTACTGCACTTGATATAACTAAAGAACCTATATTAGAAGCTAATGAAGCTACAATAGATTGTATTTGTCTAGAAACAGAACTTAACTCTACGTCACCAATACGTGCTGTACCTGCAACTAAACGAAATCCATCAGGACTTAAAAATATAAGATCACCACCAATTTCTTGAATGCTTCTGCCATCTAAACAACCTACGTTTTGTGTAATAGGTATTATAGCTATAGAATTAGAATCATTTATATTTGATAATTTATAAATACTATTTTTACAAAATATAATTAAATCACCACGGAAACTTTGTAGTCCTACTACTTGATCATCTAGTGCAATGCTTCCAGAGCCTGTTGATGTAAAATCATTTATATCACTTGTACCGCTATAAAATATAGTATTAGGTGCTGTGGCTGCTCCTGCAACAACTAGGTGTTTGTCGTGTATAGTACATTGTTTTGGAAAGTGCGTACCGCTTACTGTAATTTCTTCATAGAAAAAAGTTCTATCTGATAAGTTACCTGTGCCTGTCATTTTAAATAAAGCAGGTTTTACACCAGAACCTATATCTGTTATTACTACTTCACCATAAGTACTAGCACCTTCAAAAAGTGCAAAGTTAGCATATGACTGACTTGTTCTAGCTGCTGTGCTTCTACCTGAAAATGTAGAAAAGTTGTCTCCTGAACCACTAACACTTGAACGATTTATTTGTAGCCAACTTGTGCCATCTAAACTGAAATAAAGATTAGTACCTGATGCAGCAATTAAACCATCACCATAAACAAAAAGTCCTAATATAGCATTAGAACCATTAGGTCTTGCTGCACTACCTGCGCCATACAGGGTGTAACCATTTATTCTTCTGTAACCGCCATCAGGATCAACTTCAAAGTTTTGTAGCTCTGTAGCAAATCCGGGTTGCTGTAACATTTGAAACTGGTTAAGATTAGTGTTAAGACCGCCTTGACAAGATAAACCAAATGCTTGCATAGTTAATCAAACCTTACTCTGTCATCAGACATATATATAGGAGCAGTACCTATTAAATTTTCCCTCATGCTTCTTAATCCTTTCTTAAAATCTTCTAAAGCAAAGGCTGCCATTTGAGGGTTATCTTTAAATTGATGTGTGTAATATCTAGCTTTAGATAATATTACTGTTTTATACACATCAGGAAAAACTACAGAATCATCATGTGCAGATAGTTCTGTTGGTAAATCATAAGCAAAAAACCAAATTTTATAAACTTGATTAGGTATTGGACTTAAACCAAACTTTCTTGCATCAGGACTTCTAATAACAAATCTAGGTTCTCCACCTACAGCTTGATCAGCATCATCTGCATTTTCAGCTGTACGTCTAAAATCTTTCCATTGTTCTATTGTTATAAATCTTAAATTTTTAGAAACATAAGGGGCTGCTTCACCACTAACTCCTACTGTTGTTAAGTAAAAATTATCCCAATCAATAGAACCATAGTCATCCTTTACAGATGAACTAGCAGCTTTTAATTCGTACCATCTAGTTCCTGCTGTAGTATCTACAGAAACATTACCATACATAGGATCAGTAGCTCCACTTTCACCTGTAGCTAAAAAAGGCCATTGCGGTTCTTCATTAGCTATATCTAAGTATGCTCTATTAATACAATCTTTAGCATGTTGTTGTATTCCTACAGCACTAGAAAAAGTTGAAGAAGTCAGTACAACCTCATTCAACTCTCTTAATAATTCATTTGATAATTGTAAAAATGTAGTAGCCATAATTATTTCACAAGTTGTTTGCTGTTTACTTTACTATTAGTTTTATTAAAAATACGATCATAGTTATCGTTATACTTCTCTTTATTTTCATTTTTTAAATAAACACCACCAACTTTTACTTTTCCTTTCGGATTAAATCTAATAGGATTTTGTTCAGTTCCTAATTGTGGCATGGTGTGACTCCTTACCTGTTACTGAAATACATTGTGATTTCAAAACCAAGTCTAATATTTTGATAAGTAGGTTTAGTCCACATAGTAATTACCTCCATTAAAAATTAAAGGGGGCATATTTCAGCCCCCAATAATATTAGTCGATACCGTAGAATGATGAAACTAATGCATCGGCACGTAGTACTTTAGACCCATAAACATGGAGTCCACGGACTATATCGCCAAAGCTATCAGGATCACGAATTACTTCAGTATTTGTGATGGTCTGTGCTGTTGCAACCGCTGACATGTGACCTGCAATACACTTACCTGCTGCGTTTGTAGTAGCAGCAATATTGTTAGTCTTATACATATCAAAGCCACGTAACTTACCAGATGATACTAGTCCATTACGGATTGAGCCTTGACCTGCATTGTAGTCAACAGACAGAAGCTTAGAAGAACTTTGAACAAGTACTTCATAAAACTCTGGATTCGCTAAGAACCAACGACCTTCTTCAGGAACATTCTGCTCGTCAAGTAGACGCGCCATGCGTGAAAGAACATCAATTGGGTCATGCTCACCAGAAGCAAAACCTATGTCAAGATTACCAGTACCATCAAAAGTTCCTGCTGCAAGGTCAGTTGCATTGTCAGAACCTAAGATGTGGTTAGGGCTAGATGCAGATACTCCTGCAAACATAGTTGCAATCACACCTTCATCGTAAGCATCCTTTAGCGAGTAAGCTGCTGAAGATGCAGCAACGTCACGGAAATTAACGTGAGACATATTAGTTTCAATATCGTCTACGATAAATTTAAATGCGTTAGCTGTATCTACGACCAAAGTTAGTTCTTGGTCAGTAAGCTTAGTTGCGGTTACGTCTGCGCCCCTTTCATACTGATAGACAGTAATTTCAGGTTCTTTGATAATCTTTACAGAGTCACCAAAGGACGCAATCTCACCTGCGTAATCTGTATTAGTAATTGCTTCTGCAACAGATGACTTCCTAAAGAAATTTAGGACGGTCTTAGAATAGACCGAAGGTAAGAAAAACGAGTTGTTTTGACCTGCAACAGAGTTACCAAAGTTAGCATTGGTATCCGTTGACGGTTCAAAAAATTGATCAGATTGGTTATAAGCCATTGTAATATCCTCTTAAAAACTTATTTAGCTATTCTGCCTTCTGATAAAGCCAATTTAATTTCACTTTCATAACGATCAAATTGATCAATAGACATACTAGCAATTTCTTTTTCTGTCCAAACTTTCGGAGCTTTGGAATCTACTGCTGTGGTTTTTGTTGACACCATATCAGCAGCAGACCTTTGTTCTTTAGTTTTGGACTGCCTCTTTTGTGGTGGCTGAACTATTCCCCTTTCCATTTTGTAAAGGTCTATAGCGCGACTAGCTAAAGTTCCATCACTATTGTTAGCATAGATCCATTGTTGTATTGCTTCTGGTTGTTCTTTAGCCCATTCGTGAAATGCATCATCACCACGTATATCCTCAAAGTCAGGATGCCTCTCTCTTAACATTGTCTCAGCTTCACGTTTTAAAATATCAGCTTCACGTTCTTGCAATGCTGATAGCTGCTGTCGTAATGTTTCAGTTTGAGTTTCACTTTGTAAATGTGCTACAGTCTCAACTGTTTCATACAAGTCTGGATTTTTTGCTTTAAACTCCTCAAGTTCTTCCAAAGTCTTTGGAGCTTGATATGCAGGAGCATTTTCACTTGCTTCTGCTACTAGCTCTTGTTCTCTTTGTTTAAACTCGGAGATTCTAGTATCGTAATGTTTCTTTAGATCATCATACCTTTTCTTATAATTAACATCTTTAGAGCTTTTAGCAGGGGGCTTTTCTGATTCTTCTTCAGAAGGCGTAGCCTGTTGTTCTTGAGATGGTGCATAAAATAAACCATCAGCACTTTCCATTTTTGGATTATCAGGAGTGTGCCATGATTTCTTTGCATTATAAGGATTAGGTGCTTTTTCCTCCACAGGATTAGTTTGTACTTCAGTCATTGTACTTCCTCCACGGGGCTTGTAAGTTTTAAAAGGTAGCCATTACAATGAATTATTTGTACAGATAATTCAAAATGGTGCTTTTACTTCAAGGTAGCCGTTATCGTTGTCGAATATTAAGACTAGGCATTTGATTAGCAGTCATCATTACTTTATTCATGTTGTCTTCTATATCAGTGTCTTCGTCTTTTCTCATTAAACCACCATCATAAGCACGTTCAGCTTCGTCCATCATTGTTTGAAGTCTGTCTGCGCCTATTTGATCAGTGGCCTTTCTAGTCATCACAAATTCACCGTCAGATAATCTGGCAGGTATTGAATCTGAGACTCCTGTTCCCGGCCCTGCAACTTCTCCAGAGCCAGTAAACTCAGAAGCCGTATCTACAACTTTGTCAAAAATCATACTAAGTTGAGGATCGCCTTCTAAAGCATTCATTAAATACATTTGTTCTTCTTGATCTAAAGCTTCATTCATTACGAACTCTACATAATCTTCTTCCATTTGTTCATCTGGAAGTTGTGAAGCTTGAGCTGCTGCCATTTCTTCTGGTGGTATATTAGGATAAGTATCTACTGGAACTTCACCACCCTCTTGAAATACATCACGGCCTTTAAGAATATCAGCCTGTGTTACTTTTCCATCACCTGTTAAATCTGGAAACTTACCACCTTCTGCATACATTTCTCTTTCAGGAGGTATTAACATTACACCTCCTTTCATTTTTTTTTGTTTAGTAGGTGCAGCTACAGCTACAGTAATAGCAACATCAGGTGAACCTAGTAACCCTTCTCTTTTTTGCTTACGTTGTCTATTACGTTTAGAATTTTTAGCCATAATTATTTACCGTGAGATTTCTGAATTTCAAAAGAAGCATTTAAAGTAGCTCCTTTATGCGGAACAAACTTACCAGTATGTTTCATCAGTTTATAGCCACCATTTTTTTGTTTCATCCAATGATGACCTGCAGGGGCTTTAACTTTCATATTATGCTTTCCTATAGCTTCTAGTTTTCTTAGCTATTTTTCTAGGTTGTTTAGAGTGCTGCTTACCTTTTTTAGTATCTTCTCTTTTCTTTTTTGTTGTAGCAGCATACTCACTACTAGATAATGATGCTATTGCCTTTTCTGGTAAATATCTTTCACCAGTTTTAGCACTAGGTTTGCCAGACTTAGTGCGCCACTTTTGTTTTGTCCAAGACTTTAAACTTTTTTGTGATTTTTTTAATGCCATAATTAATTAGGTTTAGTAACTTCACCACCCATTGAATATTTCATTTTACCACCACCCATCATCATTTTCTTTTTGTTCATACCACCCATCATCATTTTTTTCTTTTTATCATCTTTCTTAGATGGTCTACCTTTTTGTGATCCGTATGTTCCTTTTCCCATTGGCATAATCAAGTCCTCTTAGTTTTTTGTTTATTGCGTAAAACTTCTTTACCTCTTTTAGCTATAGCAGCTTGTTCATTTTTTCCTGCTACTTTAGCTCTTTGCTCTAATACTGTTAATATTTGTATTTTTCTAGCAAAAGGTTTATTAATATTTTTAACTTTATTAACAGTCTCTCTTGCATCTTGTACAGTTGCAAATTTTATACTAACAGTATCTTTTGGATTTTCATCTGTGTACAAACGTCTTCCTGATCCTTTAGGTTTTTTACCTGTACCTACTTTTGGATCTTTCTTTTTAGCCATTACTTATATCCACCACCTGCGGCTTTATATTGTTTTGCTAACATCTGTGCTTTACGTGCAGACCATTGACCTGCATTGCCTCCTGAACTACCTGCTTTTATTTTATTAAAAAGTCTTTTACGCATAGTAGGTTTAGTAT